TTCCATGTTCCATCCGTTTCAAAGTACACACGCCCTGTCATTTCATTTGCTTTTACAAGTTCAGGGGTTTCGTACCCTAGTGACCTAACCGCCAAGAGTACGCCCGGATCAGTTCCACCAAGCCTACACACTTCAGGATAGTTTGCTATTCGCTTCCTGTAATTCTCATCCGTTTCTCCCGGATAACGCTTCAGTTTTCTATCTTCGGCATGTATTGGAAGCAGTTCAGGATCACATGTTGCAACCATCGTCTGCTCCTGTGCTTTGTATAGGCTTTCCATTGCATCATCAAAGCGTTTGCCTAACACACGAAAGAGGATATACCATTGATTGATGGTCTTCCTTACCTTCTTAAACGGAGAAGTCAGAAGATAGTACATATAATCACAGAACTTCTCAAACATACTTAATCGCCCCCTTTGTTGAGGACTGTCACGCTTACTGTATCAAGCATGACCACATATCCGGTACCCAGTTCAATATCTTCTGTTGGAGAACTGAAGACCGCACTCTTATAGTTTGGTATCGCAGACTTCAGAGCATATCGCATATCATCAATATACATACAGTTGAGCTCCGTTCTGTTCTGAAGTTTCCATACATTCTCAATGACTGCCTCTGCCTGTTCCTTGATACCTTCTATCGAAACATCTTTCGCAATGTATAAGGTAAGCACCACTCTCTTCTTGCTAACTATGGATGACTTATACAAGAAATCATCATAATTGCCCTGCAAGTGCTTTGTGGCTTCCCTTACATCATCAAGCAGCTTCTGTGTAGCTTCTCCATTTGTTCCTGTGATAATGATATCTAATGTTCCCTGACCTCTTGGATGCTGTGAGTCAAGCTGCACATCTAACACACCGCCGACCTTCTTAGCAATGTTCTTGATTTTGTCATCAATAGGAAGTTCCGATATTTCTGACCATGACTCCAAGATTCGCTCTCTAAAATGTTCTACTTCTTCAATGTCTGCACCTTCCTTCTCAAGCCATCCGTCTTCATTTGAGACCGATTCGACACCTTCAAGATGAATCATTGATATCGTGATTCTTCCTGAAGAAACATTGTACTGGGCTCCGCTTTCTTCTGCTTCGACCAATACCTTTCCAGTTTTTTCTCCTGCTCCTATGACTGTGGTTTCCACAGCATAGAATTTCAATTCGTTACCATTTACATCTGGCGGAGTCTTGAACATGTGACCTTTTGTGACCTGAAGTGCATTTGCATACTCATCTCTGTATAATGTCACATATCCCCTTGTCTTTACCGCCTCAACTCTGCTCTTACCAAAGTCTCCTGCCTTAACTTCAAGCCAATCTTCATCTGCATGTAATATGAACAGATTATTGATGATTGACTGTGCAAGTTCCTTCAGTTCAATGTAGATGGTCACAAAGATTCTGATGATGATGTAGAAGATTCCACCCTTATTGAAGTTGTTGATTTTAAATCCTTTGTCAGACAACTCCTGTCTGATTGTTTCCATTTCTTCCTCCTCATCAGGAACAGGACAAACCTTGTTGAGTATTTCTTCGCTTATCATTCACTAACCACCTCCACTTCATCTGTGGATAACTCTATATTGTATTCATCATCGGAATTTTGTTTTGCGATTGTGACCTCATCAGTGATTACTCCATCTTCAAACTTCAGATTCTGCAATGTCTTTCCCTGATCAAGATACTCTCGTTTTGCAAGCTTACCGCCCACTCTCTGTTGAATCTCCATTCTGGTCAATCCATCATCATCATCTTCAGCGTGAACAAAATCAAGCATTCCAAAACCATAAGCTTCATCGCCATCTTTGTCCTCATAGAACAGTTCTCCCTCTTCGGTCTGTGCTTCCATTTTTAAATCTTGGTACCAACAATCATCTCCTGATACTGTTTGAAAGTCTCCATTTTCATCGGGTATCGGCTGACCATTCTCATCAAGCATGATATCTGTGTTGTCTTCCCCAACTATATTCATGGTTCATACCTCCCTAATATATAAAATCCGCTTCCACCATACAGAAGAATCACAACTGCAATATCATTCTTTTGCAGTTCAATCCCTGATTTCACGTTTGGGACTTCAGGAAAATCGTTATTATTACTCAAGTTTTTGTCAAGAATTTTGAGAGTGTACTGATACCCCTCTTCACTCTGCTCTGCTCTCACAACCTTTGCATACATTCCTGAAGGATGCTGCAAGTGTGGATATTTTTCTTTCATCTGTACATCAATCGTCTCTTTTACAAATGATTCCATCATTCCCGACATGCCATCAACCTCCTTTGAAATATATAAACATCCGAGTGAATCCATCTGAATTGCTTCGAGTTATTGTCTTTTCTACTGTTACGATGCCTGAATACTTGGAGTGAACAACTTCAACCTCTTGGCTGTGATGAATCCATGGTACTCCAAGAGTTTCTATCTCATAAAGCTCTCCGATCTTATTCAGGGAGAGAATGTTTTCACTCTCATCAAGAACATATATTTGTTTCTGTTCTGGTTTGCATCCCCAATAAAAAACTTTGTTCTGAAAAAAGAAATCCTCTTCAATGCCCCAATCACTATTGACCTGTGCTATCGCTTTGATTCCGTTCTGTTTGCTGATGATAACAACATCTCGCTTTCCGAACTCCTCATTTGACAACTGATACTCTGTGATTCCTGCTTGTGCAAGTACCCACTTTATAATGTCCTGTGGAGTACAGTCGAGAAATGTCTGTTTCACAGTAATTCTTTCAAGTTTAATCATGGCATCTCGAATCATAATCTCTTTCCAGTAGTCATTGCCAGACCTCCGGCAATACCCATTGAGAAGTGTATCAAAATCATCATCATATCCAAGCTCAACCTTTGCTTCTTCCATATCTTCATAAGTGACCAATCCCTCATATTGAGATGTCAACTCCACTTTGCTCCAGTCTGCCCTGGCTGCTCTGCTACTGAATATCTCCACTTCCATTCCGCTTGTAATCTCATACTTGTCGGTTGTGATTCTAAACTCTGGACTTATCAATTTCTTATACCCCATCACTACCTCCTATTTTTTCAGATTTTTTGCTTTAGCCTTTGCCTTGGATGCGGATTTTTTCGCCTTTGCAGGACTCTTTGATTTACTCTTCTTGCTCTTAGATTTTTTATTCAGAGCTTTCTTTGTACTCTTTGCAACTGACTTTGCTTGTTTTTTGGCAGTCAGTTTGATTCCTGCTATCGTTGGAGCCAACAGCTCCAACGTAACAGTCCTACTACTTTCTGATATTACATTCTTAGACTGGAGCCTCTGAAAGTACACTTTTGAGATGCTTCTTGCAGCACAATCCTCATTGTATATCTTCAGGAGTTTTGCCTTTTTCTGTCCATAGGGTTTGAAGAGTCTTTGCATCTCGCTTATCTGTTCAAGCTGTGTCTTCGTTGCCGAATCTTCCAGGATAAAATCAATGGAGATTTTAGCTGCTTCATATCCTGTCGGCTGATTTGCTTTTGTCTTACCCTTGTCATCCTTTATATCTTCGATTGTTGCAGTTTCAGATATATCAATTCCTTTCATCTGACCTGACAGTTTAACACCGCCAAGTTTGATTAGGTTTTCTTGTACCAAAAGCATTCGACATCCTCCTTCCTACGCTGTGACTGGTTCATCGGTTGAGTTCTGTGCATCCTTCAGCTCATCAAGCAGTTTGTAAAGAAGCGGAAGATCCTGCAACTTGCTTATGTCAACTTTGATTTCAAGCTTCTGGATAACTGTTCCCTTTGAATCAGACCTATATTCCTTTGTGTCACCAGTTACTATTGTTTCACTCTCTTTTTTCTCAAGCGTTTTCGTTTCTTTTGAACTAATTGCCTGAACAATGGAGCACATCGTGGAGTTTCCGCCATCACTCTTCTCATCCATCTCGCCCTGGATAAACTTGTGGAGTTTATCCCATAATTTTGATAATGGAAGAATAGCCTCATCTCCGGCTTCTCCACCGCCCAAGAATTTTCCTCCGGCTGCACCAAAGATTGTCGGCTCGGTCATAACACCACCCTCTGCATACCATTTGATATCAAACTTCGGAAGTGAACCTTTTCCTGCTATTCCATAAGGTGCTTCTCCACCGCTTACACTGATATGTGGTATCTTCAAATCCGGAAGTTTCCAACTAAAATTGAAAGCTGATTTTATCTTCGATATTGCACCCGTCACAATGTTATGTGCAGCCTCCATCTTTTCATTGAATGAATTCTTAATTCCATCCAGGGCACCTGTTACTGTGCTCTTAACCTCATTCATCTTGCCTGTGAACTTCTCTTTGATAGCTGTAAGTTTTCCACCTGTCAGATTATCAACGAATGTAAGTCCAGATGTAAAATATCCTTTCACAGCCTCCTGTGCTGCCGCAACCACACCTTTAATGCCTCCACCATTGGATTCATAAGCATTCTTGATATTGTCGAGTTTGGACTTAGCTG